AAAAAAAACGTAAATTGCTGATAATAAACGAGTTATAATTATTAAAAATTTTTACTAATTTTTTAAAAAAAAAAATTAATACATCAGAGTCCACTTTTTGGACTGGGGACCGCGATGTACCCCCCCCCGCCCCTATGGTGGCCCCCGCCCCCGGATCGGTTCGCGCTGTCAGTCAGCACACAAACAGCCATAAAATTGCGGCTACAATGCGCACGGGGCTGATTTGGTCGTTTTTGTTTACACGGCCCGCAATCGCTTTTTAGAGCCGTTACAATTTACATAACGTTAGTTAGGTTGAATTTACGGCGTATTTTGCAAACCCTTGAAAACAAATGCGAAACGGCGAAAACGGCCATTTTGACCCCCTCTAAAGCCTTGATAATCAAGGAGTTACGAATAACTCCTTGATTCTCAGAGGTTTGTCCAAATTTGCTATATTTTATACACTTTTTACAATAAATTATTGCTTTCGATTTGTTACATTTTGGTATATAAAAAGCTACGAAACGAAACTTTCCCGCACACAAAAGGCACCACCACGCGCCGCAAGCCGCCTAAAATCACCCGCTTTCGCCGTGTTTCCATTTTTCGCAGTTATACCTACAAATCCACCCTTTTGATCGCTTTTGCTTATTTTGGGCTTTTTTGTTTAATAAATATTTTCCACCTGCATTGCCTTTGCTCTACCGCTTAGCCACCCTTGCCGCTCCTGCCATCTTTGCCCCGTTTCCGTCGATCTGGCGGCACTTCTCCCCTCGTCCGGTACTTGCCCCCGTTCAAAAGTTCAACGCGATAAAATCGGCATCTTTTTGCCGCATCCGGGACCGTTGTTGTAACTTGCCGTAATTCACGCATTTCGCCGATCTCCTCCAGGGTGGTATAGTTGCCCGTCTTTGGGAGATCGTCGAAATTTGGGGCGTTTCCGTGCGAAATAGGGCATGTTCAAGTATTGAACCCGGCCTAAAATCAGTACTTTGCCACCCCTAAACACACAAGGCCACAGATATTGTTCATTTTGTCGCCAAAATCCGGGCCGCGATCAGATTTTTTGCCTAATGTTGTTCCATTTGGATTATTTTTACTAAGTGCTATTGCATATTCGAAAACCCCGTTTTATCTTTGCACCAGCAACCCACCCAAAGGCGTTGCACGTTCTTTCAAATGGTTTTCCGCCCGCCTCGCTCCGGTCCTGCTCTATTCCTTGAGCACGCCGGGCACGCATCCGCAACACACGAGGAATTGAAAACGGCATTTCGCTATACCGCGATACCAACACTATCGAAGCCCTTGCCGCCCTACACATTCCCGCCCCGCACATGATGCACACGGAAAGCCGAAACAAATCAACGGAGGACACCGAGCCGCACCCGTCACGTTACGACAGAAAAGGCCCGGTAGGGATAGGGACCCGAATAACCCGAGCGTTGCCCGCGTGTGATTGTACGAAAGGGCCGCGGTACCGGAATACGGATAGCCGCGAGAGATACCCGCATAGGCATGACACCAGTCACGGGGAGCAAGAAAGGACGCAAACGACCCGCGTCCGGAGAGCGAAAGAGGTTGTAAATTTGGTCCGGATTAATTCAGAATTGAGGCGGTAACGCCTGCGGTTCGTTTACCGCGCCGGACCTCTAAACCATTAAACTATACTATTATGAAAGCATTTGATTTTCTTTTGGCTATTGCAGAATTGGGCATCAGTAATGACGTGTACACCCTTTTCACCGAAAACGCCCAAATCGACGCGGCGATTTTCGGGGGTTCGCTTCTTTTCGGAACCATCCCGAACGGCTCCGACATGGCGGCCGTTTGGAGCGATTCCGAGGATGGGCGCGATCTTATTGCCAAAATCAAGGACACCCCGGTAGCGTGTGTCCAGACTGAAAACCAATTTATTTTTATTTATGAAATGGAATAGCCGCCGGGCCGCTTCGATTTTCTTTTGGGCTTGCTTTCTCGGGGCCTTAATTATGTCATTAATCGTAACCAGTGAATTATGAAAAACTTCAAATTTGACCTTAACGCAAAGGTCGCAATTTATGTTCCCAGCACGACCGACGTAAACAAGCCGTGCGACAATAAAGTCATTGTAAACAAGGTGATGACGGCCTTTTCGAAGTGGTTCGGGGGCTGTACTTCGACCCCGGCGGTCGGTGGCTGGGTGTCGAACTCGGGTGCGCTTGTGGTCGAGAACGTGACAATCGTGTACGCTTTTTGCACCCCGGAATCCTTCGGGGAGCACTTCGAAGAGGTGTACACACTAGCAACCGAAATCCGCGACGAGATGAAGCAAGAAGCGGTAACGCTGGAATATAACGGACAAGTTAAATTTGTGTAGCTATGAAAAAGAAAATAGCATGCCCGGAGTGCGAACGGGGCTGGTGTCTGGCTTGCAATAATACCGGGGTTGTTAATGGCGATCCCGGTATGCGAAAACATGTTCGCACTTTGTGAAACCAGAGCGCGTCCGGGGCGCTTCGACCGCTTCCCGGCGGCGGGAACTGCATGGTACATTCCCAAGGAGGGCGAGAACATTTTTATCGACAGCCCGGAGGCCTGCGCACGGGTATTAAACGAGTATTTTTTATGAACAGCCACACGACGAACGCCTACCCGATCACGAAGGAGGTGTACAATTACCTGCTCCCGGTTTACGAACGGGGGCGGTTTGTAGAGAAGGCCGGAAAATACTGGTTTTTCGGCAATTATTGGGACTATAAAGACATGGAAAGGAGGTGCCTATACTTATGACACAGCAACTAATTATCGACGCACTTAGGGCCCGAACGGAAGTAGGCCCGGTGCGGTGTTATTACGGCGATTGGATCGTCGTGTACGAGGGGCGCGAAATTGCCCGCTGGGACCATCATTTGAACGTTTTGGTGGTTCGGAGGTGTACGCGGCCGGATCGCATGTACCAATGCTATATGAACGGCTTTTTCAAGGCGTTCCGGGTCCCGGTTCGGGTCCGGTATCACAGCGGGTTCCACCTCCAAACTAAGGCCGGAAGCGTTGCGGATTTGCAAACGGAAAGAGTTATAAAACTATGAAACAAATACGGGAGCGGTGGCGGGAGTTGGACCGGGAGTGCTTCGAGATCGAACGGAGGTTAGGAGCGGTGGCCCGGCGAGCAATTCGGGACGTAACGAACAAACAAGAGGCCCGGCGGATAATTAACAATGAAAAGAAATGAAATTACGCGGCTATTCCAAAGTTTGACACGGTCGCTTGTTGCGCAACATCGACAACATGAACGAGAGCGACCGGGAGGAGTTTTTGCCCGAATAGAGGCGAAAAACAAGGTCGAATTAAGGAAAGCAATCAAAAAACGGTTATCTTTATGACATTCGAAGAGGCTAAACAGCAGGCAATCGAGCGGTCGGAGTGGGTTCTATGCCACGGCGCTGGCTACTACACAGCCCGGACCCCGGATGGCCGAGACATCATCGGAAAGGGCGAAAACGGGGTTTTCGTCGGCGGGGAGTATCGGCGGGTTGTGGTTCGGGTACACAAGGCGACCGAATCAATCGAGGTGTATTTTGGCATGGAACGAAACGGCCTAATTTCCGCTTTAGAGGTCGGAGGGGATCACTTCGAAGCCGGATTAGAATACTACCGCCGCGAGACCCGGCCGGCGACGGAGGCAGAAGAGAAGGAGGCGGTCAAGTATTTACGGGCACGCAATTACACACACTTTAAACTATCGAAACGATGCGCACTGAAACGATAACGATTTACAGCTACTCCGAACTTTCGGAGGAGGCGAAGACCTCGGCTTACAAGGCGTGGGAACCCGACTATGCGTTCGAGGCCGACAACCGCCGCACGCTGGATGCGTTCTGTGACGCCTTCGGGATTGAGGTGACGGAGTACCTATACGACGCCTACTGTTATGAATATCAGTGGACGGGCGACAAGGAGATTAAGGGGCCGGAACTTGAGGAGTACGTCCGCCACCGCCTCGCCCTCTTCGATCCGACCGGGTTTTATTTGGACGACGTGATTCTCGGCCCGGCGAAACAACCGACAGACGGAAAGGACTTCGGCGACGTGGTTAACGAGTGTCTGACCGCCTTTTTCTCGGCGTGCTGTGAAGACGTCAAATATACGCAAAGCCAAGAGTATTTCGCGGATTTTGCGGAGAATAACGAATTTGAATTTTACGAAAATGGTATTTGTATACGACATCGGTAAAAGCCGCTGGCAGGCGGACTTCGGCCGCGAATCGCTGGAGTTCGGGCGCGATCACTTCACCATCGACACCGGGAACTATGTCATCACGGTAGACCCGAAGAAGTACCGGATTTTCGACCGGGCGGCAGGAAAACCGCTGGTGAACGGGGTGGTCCGGATCGACGAACAAGACATGAAGGATATTTTGGCCGCCGCGCCTAAGAGCCAACGCGGATGGATTCGAACCCGGCTCGGATATATGGTAGTAGTATGACACGGGAAGAATATCGCCGAACCGTTAAAAGCGGCGGCATGTACACGACGCGCGACGTTTACGGGAACCCGCGCTTTATTATCCACTTCCTCGATCTGGTCCACGAGGATCACCCCGGCGACCATTGCGATAAAATGGAATCGGCCCGCCGCATGGCGAACAAGCATGGAGGGAGACGGTACCGCGGCCGGGTATTCGGCGGGGGCTTCGTCTTCCAAGTGTACGGGCTGGATTTATTGATCGACGAACTTTACAACGACATCTATAAAAAGGATCGCTAAATACGAGACCAACGACGGCCACCTCTTCGATACTCGGGAGGAGGCCGTGAAACACATCGACGCGAGCATCGGAATGCTAACGAGCCGCATTTCTCACGCGCTTCTCAACAAAAAGTGGAGCGAGATCGGGGATTGGGTCCTCGACAACATCAAGACATTCAAAGAATTAATAGACCTTAACAACGAACTGAACGATGAAACAGACGAGTGAAAAGATCATCGCCGCCGAGGAGCGGGGCTGGATCGAAGAAAACGATATTTTGCTTCTGAAACGGAGGCGCAACCGGGGTGAGCGAATCCAGATCGAGAACCCTATCCCGGTCAGCTACGACCAAGCGCAAAAGGGGTTCGCGTGGTTGTGGGACAAGTACCGGACGCCGAGGGGTGCCGAGCGCAAGAATAACCCCTTCTCGAATCCGGAGGAGAAGGCGTTGGAGTGGGCAAAGATGCACGGGGCCCGTTTCACCTTCAACGGCTTCTACGCGACCGGAAACAACTGGTATGAACCGATTTACGAACTTATCACGCCGATCTGCGACATTCAATACATCGCCAGCCTCGGCCAATTCCAAAGAGTATGAGAATAGAATCTTTTAGCGACGTTGTGAACAAGATCGACAGACGCATGCAAAGTGTTCGGAAAGTGGAGCACGTCATCAGCGAAATTTTGGATCGCGTGTTGAAGAATCAAGACATTCCGATCCCCCGTATCGAGGTAGACACGGATATGAATGTAAACCTCGTGTATGACCTCAAATCAGCCCCCAAAACCGAGGAAATGGTAGTGTTAACGGCCATATTCCCCGACCTTACCAACAAAGGAGGAACCAAACTTAAAATTTACTACCATGACATTTTCTAAAAACGAGCAGGAGTTCATAGTTGAACAAATGCGGCGCGTCGGTATCGAAGTATATGCGGCGACGGAACATTTCGTGACCTGCAAGGGGGCTTCGTGGGTTCCCTATGCGGTCGCGGTGGCGAAACGAGCGAACGCAAAGGTCGAAGCCTTCAAAGAGCCGACGGGAGGGTTCTGCTACAAGTTCCAGCCCGATCTGGAGACGTGGATGTGCATAGACTCCCACCGCATTACCTTCATGCGGCACAACAAGATCGACAAGCGTTTCGAGCGCATCCGGGTAAAGGATGTCAATCAACCCCGGACCAAGGAGGGGGAGTATTTGCCGCTGAAACTCAACCGAATCAATATGATCCGCTCCGAATCGTGGGAGCACTCCGAGATCGAAGAGGCGGCCGTCGAAGCGTTTTTGAAGGACAACGGCGATTCCTGCATCCCGGAGGAAATGATCCTCGCGGCAGACTTTCTTATGCCATGAAGAAATTCATTACATTGCCGGAAGAGTGCACCGACATCCGAGCAAGTAACTACAACTGGCGTTTCAAGTTCCTGCACTTCTACCGCGACGGCGACCGCTTCGGTTACGTCGAGGTAGGGAACGAGCGTCACATCGAGGAGTACATCCCGGCATTTCGAAACACGCAAGACTTACAGATGAAGTGCTTCAAGTGTTTCGGGAACCGGGTGAGCCTCAACAAAACGAAAGAGATTTACAAGGGTATCGACAAGGTGGCGGAGACCGTGCAGGACTTCGCCGACCGAAAATGGCCCGAATACCGTGCCGCTGTTCGGGCGGCCGAAGAGAAAGAAGCAAACGAAATTTTAAATTCAATACTATGCAACATGTAGAGATCGGGCAGAAAGTTGTCCGGAGCAAAGGGGATTACGTTGTCGGCCGGATCGGAGAGGTCGTCGAGATCGACAACGAGAAGAAACGGGCGCGGGTCTACTGGCTCAGCGAAAACCTGCGGACGTGGGTAAAGTTCGACGTCATCGAGGACATCAACATCCCCTACATCATCACGCACGCCGGGCGGTTCCCGAAATACGAGCGGCGATGAAACGAATCATCGAGCGGCGAACGAACGTGGACTTCTGCAAGCGTGTAGAAGTCTGGCAAGGGTACAGAATCATCGACCGATACCTAACCATTCCGGGCTGGAAATTGGAGGGCTTCACGGCGGTGAATCCGAGAACGGACACTCCGATCTTCGGCAAGACTTGGGGCAACAATTACGAGGGATTCCTTTCGAACCTCGCTATCCAGAGCCCGGACGAGTTCCTGCCCGAGATTGCGTGGCGGCGGTATTTGGACTACTTCTGCCGCCAACGAATACTTCCCGGTCCCGTGATAGCAAAAGACTACGAGGAGGCCATGCAATATGGCGAAGTGTCGCATCATTACGAACTGAGCGTCGAAGGCAACACCGCGACCGTGACCTTCGACAAGTACTATACATTTAAACTAACAAAACTATGACACTGAATCAAGCGATCAAGACGCTGAACATCGAGGGCCGCCGACTGACGGTCCCCAGCGTCCGCAAACTCACCGGAATCAAGAGTGACGCGGTTATCCGGGCCGCGCTGGACAAATTCAAGGCCGATTTGAGGCGCAAAGAGAAAGAAGCGGAGGAGAAGTCCCAGATGGATGTGAAATACGCTGAAATCGTCGTAAGATGGCGAAAAAACCGCACATGGGGATCGACCTGCACCGCCGAGGCAAAGGTAGAGACCAAGAACGGAGAGTGGCACTACTTCACCTCCCCCGTCGTGAGCGGTTGCGGGTATGACAAGCATTCGCAGGCCCTCTCCTATGTCTTCAATGCCTTCTTCAAGGGCATGATCTGGCGACTGACCCCGGCCAAAGTCCGGCGGCGGGCGGAGAAGATGGGGCGGTACTACACGCCGCGCGGTAATGGCAAGTGGGTAGGCATTCCGGTTGCCTTCTGCATCGGCGACTATGGCCGCTACTGGCAGGGAGGCGTAGGCACGGGGCCCTATATGCAGGCCGTGGAGTTTTTGGGCGGCAAGATGACGCAGACCCACTGCTCCGAAGACATCGACATCTGGAACATTCAATTTTAAAAAATATGCTGACAATTTTAATCTATGCCGTCGCGTTCCTGACCTTCGGGTCGGAACTCTTCGGCAACTACGACGGAAAATCGTGAAAAAAGGGGAACTCTATCAGCACACTGCGTCGGGAACTATCCTCAAGGTGTGCGACATTGTAGAATATGCGCCCGCGTGTTTCGAAGTTCGTTTGAAGCCGATAGGCAATTTTGGAATCATCCGAGGTTGGACTTTGGTGGACGGTTACTATTACCCGACATCACTCAAATATTTCGAAGAATACATAGCGGAGGGCAAATTTAAACAACTATGAAAATCGGAGACATTTATATCCACACCATGACCAATACCCGGCTCCGGGTCGAAGAGATCGTGGAGAAGTGGAAAGGGTATTTTGCGGCGTATTTGAGACCAGAGGACCCGGCAAGTAAAAGCATGAGCGGGTATTTTGATGATAATGGGAGATACCCCTTCCCGGTGAAATACATCGAGGAGGAAGCCACGAAAGAAAACGGAACGTTTAAACGAGGATAGCCATGAAGATAGGAGACAGATATATGTACCTACCCGACGAGGTAGTGATGCGGGTAAACGAGATCGAAGACGACACGGTATTTCTGATCCCTACCCACAACGTCCGGCTTCGGTTTTTACGGAGCGGAAAGAAGGGCTACCCGTTCAGAATCGACCATGTAGAGAACGAATCAGGACCATTCAAAAAACTGAAACAATGAAATTCAACGGAGAAATCATGCACTTCCATCCCAGCAGTAACGACCGCCTGCTGGGGTTCAACCAGTCCGGAGAACTTTGGGCCGTGGTTGGAAAAATCGAGTTCAGCAACACCCGGCCGCTGGAGGGATACGTCCGGGTATACGGCGATGATGAATGCAAAATTACCACCATCGGAGAGAACGAGGTCGGAACGATCAAGGTACGAAAAGTATTCCCGGTACAGAAATCCATCATCGAGACCATTGTGAGCAAGCGTAAGTTTATCGCTTACTACAACGACCCCCAGTTTCGGGATAATGTAAAGTACGAGTTCAAACTCTCGAATCCGTGCGAAGACCCGATGATGCGCAGGTACATCGAGACCCACATCGACGAACTGATCTACATGTTGCCCGGAGGCGGCATTACCTTCATGTATAACCCTGATGATAACCGGACGGTCGGTTACATCACAAGAATCGAGTAAATTATGACAACGTTTTTAAACTACATCAACAACAACGAACTGCTGAGCCGCCGATTTGTAGCGAAGTGGTGGAACGCAGACTCAATGTCCTTCGGAGAGTACAAATTCGCTTTGAACGACGAAGTGAGCGACAGCAACGATTATGAGTTCAAATATGCGCTGGCCGACGAGATGGATGCGATCATCAGGTTGAATGTTAACGACGCGCACTTCATGTCCTTCAACCGGAACGATGACCGACACAAGGGCGTCGTCGTAAGGGTGTCGTAAAAATAAGGGAGTTTTAACTTGCAAATTAAAAATTAAACATTTATCTTTGCATCATGGAAGGAGATTTAAAATTCACAATAGGTAAGGGCTTCGGCCAGATGCTCCAGCGCATAGCATGGGAGAGGTTGACGGAGAAACTCAGTCCGATGGCGGCCGTCGAAATTATCACCCAATCATTGCCGGGGTGCACTGAGGGTATGGCTGTCGATATTTTGGACGGCAAGATCATCCTCGGCGAAGACGAGGCGACGCAGGAAGTTCTGGGGACACCCGGAGCCGGAGGAAAATTCAACGACTGGATCAGAGAACAGCGCATCCATCTGGAGGAGGAAGCGAAGGAGTGGGTGAAAAGCCTTGAGGGTATTCGGCAGGAGATCGCGGACGCTGGCGGCAAGTTTGAGTTCACGGTGCGATACCCGGAACTTGTCAGCTACATTTCCGGATGCGAGGACGCGGGACTTCTCGACAATCCGCATTCCGGCACGGTCGAACAGATCAAGGGAGTGGTGAAAGGAGCGAACGGCTTCTTTGTAAGGGTTGGCGAAGTGTACGAGGTTATCGTATGGATGTGCGATGCGCTGAACACGTCCCGAGTGCTCTTTTCCGATTCCGTTCTTCGTGTACGAGCGATCCTCGATTCCCTCGCGTGCTCCGATCCCGAAGTAGAGGCTTCCATCCGGAAGCAGGACTTCCAGAAGCAACGGCTGTCGGAGTACATGGAGTACGAGGCGAAGATAGAAGAGTACCACAAAACCGAGCTGAAGCCCGTGGAGATCACAGAGGGGTACGACGCCGGGTGGCTGTCGCCCGATGGTGAGTTCTATGGCCTCAACGGGGGCGTCGGGAACTTGCTTCACCTCAACATCGCCGAACGGTTGTTGGCCTCGAAAAAGATTCCGGTAAAAGAGATGCGGAATCCGGATCGCTGGCTGGAAGAGAATGGCTGGGTGAAGGTCCACCATGACTGGATTCTGTTCTCGGGATCGTTCTACGGAAAAACTCTCACCGAAGCCCAGATCGACAAACTCTATCGTTACGGGCAGGTATGTCATCGGGGCGTATTACGCCTCGGAGTATCACAAGTACAAATAACCGCGGCACGGCTCCGCGAAACTGAGCCGCTAATGCTTAATAAGTTAATGGCATGAAACGATTTTTAGGAAAGCGAATCATGGTGAACGAGCGCTCGACCCCATATTCAGGCGAATTGATTTCTGTCGGGCCTGCAAATATAGTACTGAGATGCAATTCAATGTACGGTATTCAGGACCTAAAGTTCAGGCGAGACGAGATCAGCGTCGTATGCGTAGAACTCGGGTATGACCTCAACAAAAAATGGTATGTATGCAGAGGCGACAAGTCTTTTGCAGTACACCGGGGAGATAAAGGCTACGAAGTAACGATAACAGAAGGGGCATGGGATTCTCCCTACAAGAAAAAGTTTCCCAAATACATTAAAAATATCTTAGACGATGAAATTCGAGAGAAGACTTCACAATGGTAAATGGGCCGCCTACGTCCGGGTGCTGGGTATCTGGTGGTTCATCAGAGATTTCGACAACGCGAAAAAGGCTGGCTATTTCGTCAGCATCGCAATGGGCCAGAACATTCTTCGGCCACGCAAAGAGAAAAAAAGTACCACCCCCCCCGCCGCACCCTCGGTTATGGGCTCGCATGAGTTTGAGGGAGACTCCGGCCACGGTCCGTATCGCGTCGGCTCCGACATCCTCGTAACGGCCATTCAGAACCCCTTCGACGATACGAAGAAGTGGCCGATGGCGAAACTCCCGAACGGGAATATCGCTCGTATCACTTGCATGCCGGAGGGTCGTGTCTACATCCCCTACGGCTCCAAGTGTCAGGCCCGTGTTACGGGTATCACCAGTCAGGCCGCATCGGTGGCTATACTCAAAATCATTGAATAACATGAACAAGAACTTCGACTGGCTTGCTCCGGCTCGCTGGGATCACAAGAACATGAATTTCGTTGAGGCCATGCTCGGCGACTACTTTGACGAGGAGAAGTGGGCGGAGATGTGGAATGAAATAGAGGAGGCGAAAAAAGCCTTCGAGAAGAAAAACAACCGCATCGCGCTTATGACCGAAGCCTCCGAGATCATTCTGGGCGTTTTGGAGAAGAACATCGGAGTGAAGCCGAACCGCCGAGATCAACTACTCATTATCATCGGAATCGAACTCGGAATGCAACACCAGAAGATCAACGGCCTCAAGATCGCCGCGATGGAGGCCGCAACCAGAGATAAGGATGGAACTGCTTGCCAACAACAACGTCGTCGCGCGAAAGGATCACGTCTGTAATTTCTGCTCCGGAAAGATCAAAAAGGGGGAGAAATACAACATCCAGACCATCAAGGATAACGGTGAGATATACACATGGAAGGCACACCTCACATGCCTGATGGTTGCCCGGGATGCCGATTATGACGACGGTCTTACAGAAGACGATTTTCGGCGCATTGTGATGGAGGATTACGCCCGGCAAGGGAAATGCCTCGGTTGCCCCCACAAAGACGACAAATGCGCCGAAATGCAGTCGTTCGAGGAGTGCCTTCCCTATGTTGTAAACCATATTTATAGCACATGAAAAAGTATTGCATCTACACTCGCGTGAGCACCGAAGAGCAGGGGCGTTCGGGCCTCGGTCTGGAAGCCCAACTCGATCAGTGCCGCGAATATATTGCCCGCACACACGGGCAGAATATCGGCGAGTTCCGTGACATTCGCAGTGGAAAGGATCGGAACCGACCGGGCCTTCGTCGCGCGATGGAATTAGCCGCGCGTGAAGGTGCAACTTTGATCGTCGCCAAACTGGATCGACTCTCCCGTGATGCGGAGTACGCGCTGTATTTGCGCAATACGGGGGTCGATCTGCTGGCGATAGACTACCCCGAGGCGACAACGATCACCTTTTGCCTCGCTATCGGCTTGGCTCAAACAGAGCGCGAACTTATCTCGGGCCGAACAAAGTCGGCACTCGGCGTCCGGAAGAAGCAACTCAAGGAGCAGGGCTTCTTTATTTCCAAGGCCGGGCGCCAGGTAACGAGGCTCGGGAATCCGCGACCCCAGCGCGGGCCGATGTCTCCGGATCAACTGGCTCGCCGGATGGAGCGGATCGCAGAGAACCGAGTCGTGGACCCGCGCATGGTCGAAGCAAAGAAGTACGCCCTCGCATTACAGCGCAAGGGCTGGTCGCTGGCCGAGATCGCCGACCACTTCAACGAGGTGGAAATCGAACGGCCTCGCGGCGGAAAGTGGCACAAAATTGCAGTCAAACGAGTATTAGAATACAACGATGCAGAGTAAATTCAAGATCGGCCAGACGGTGTTCTGGACCAAGAACAAGCACTGGTATGTAGTCGAGGCGAACATCAGTCCGGCTTTCGTGGCACTGGAAGGCTACCCGAACCCGGTCCCGGTTGCGGAGATTAAGACCGAAGAGGAACTGAACGATACTAAGGAGTGGGCGAACGACGGGTACGACTTCCGAATCGGAACGGCTATCCTGCTGGCGGGCGTTATCGCTCATTACGGGCTCAAAACGGCCAAAGATAATCTCGGTGGTGTTGTAGACATCGCTAAAACGATAGGAGAGCTATGAAAAATCGAATCGAAGTAAGAAATCATTAAAAAAGCAAAGGTCATGAACGTGTACTACAAAGTGAAACCCAGCTCTCCGACGTGGAAGCGGGTACTTGAGTTCGAAGAAAAGCGGGATCGCGTCTTCGAAATCCAGAAAAAAGTGCTGACTAAGCTCGGCATCGCCGCCTACAAACGTTTTGGCGGGGTATTTTACAGCATGAATGTCCTCCCGGTAACGTTTACTTCGGAGGAAGCGAAGGTCGGATGGAAAAAGGTCCGGGGCGAGAACCACTACAAACTCGACACCAAGAGCCCCGAGTACAAGCGCATCAAGAGCGAACTCGAAACGATACCGACGGTGTACAAACACGAGCTATCCTCGGCTCTGGGTATCGAAACGAAGATATTCACCCCCGGTTTTGCTCACGATAACAAGGCCAAGGAGATGGTCGTGTGCGTTGACTTCGGCTGGATCGACGACCTGACCGACTTCGAAGAGATTCTTGCGTCTGAGTTCAAAAGAGTCAGCGACAATGTGCAGTAAGAAATTCGGCATACGGCCGGAGGAGGTAGTGCCCGGCGCGGACGTTTACTACTACCACTACATCTCCGACGTTGATCATAGCGAACCAGTCAAGACCAAGTTCCGCGGTATGCCGTGGCAACTCGGCTCTGGCGACTGGGTTGTTCGCGTGGAAAACGTCGTCGGTGGAGTTTCTCTCGATCACTTATCATTCAATCGCTATGTATAATCTCGAATACGACCGGGTGAACGACTTGTTCGCCGAATGCGCCTACCCTATCGGCGAGAAGCCGAAGGGTCCGGACATCATCGTGGATTCCATCAGCGGGGTCCAGTTCATCTACCGCAAGAAGTTCCAGAAACATCTTCCTGAGATCGGGAAGATGATCGACGACCTCCCCGACGAGTTCTTCGATCTATCCGGGCCGTTCTCGCTCCTCGCAACGCGCCGCGACGGTACGATGTGGACCGGAGAGCCGATGGTCATGGAGAAGTTCCTGATCTTGGCTATGGCCGCTGGTCTGGCGAAGTTCACACTTCCGCGCTCGGCATGGAAATTCCTACCGAATCAACTCCCCTACATCCACTTCGACCGCTATGAGGCTGGAGGAAAATGAGAAGGTGATCTGCCTTGACCGGGCCGTCCAGATCGAGTGCGACCTCCGGATGTCGGATGTACGCGATAAGCGCCGAACGACCGAGCGGTTCTTCGCGCGATACGCTATCATCCAGATACTCCAAGAGATCGTTCCGGGCATCAAGGACGAGCAGATAGGGGCGTACATCAACCGAACGAGGTGCGCGGTCATCAACGCGAGGAAGACCCGTAGCGCGATGATCGAGACCGATCCGGCGTACCGAGAACTGGAAGACCGGATAAGAGAGCGTTTAAACGAGCTACTTGGGGGCATGATGATCCAGAAGGTCCGCATGTACGGAGTTCTGCGGCCCGACGGACAGATCGACCCGAGTACGCTCAAATACGAAGATTATGTGGGCTCTACGCCCGTTCAAGTTATCATCAAACATGCAATTCGATGAACTTTGGCTCTCTTTGCTTATCATAATGGGAGCCCTGATATACTACTGCATGGGTAAAATAGAGGCCCTTGAAGAAAAACTCTATCAACTTAAAAATCAAAACGAAAATGCAGAAAAGCGAATTGATGGCGAAGATCGCCGAAGAGACGGGCATCACCAAGACCGTCGTGAACAAGGTGTGTGAGGCGTTCATGGACAAGATCGTCGAGACCCTCAAGAACGGGGAGAAAGTCTCCCTCAAGGGCTTCGGAACGTTCAGCGTGAAGGCATGCCCCGCGCGTCAGGGCTACGACATGAGCCGCGGAAAGGCTGTCACGATCCCGGCTCAGAACCGAGTCTCTTTCAAGTTCTCGCCTGCGGTGAAGGACGCTGTGAAGTAGAACAACGGGAGGTGCCTTCGGGTCCCTCCTTCATTTAAAACCAAAGACTATGAAAAACAATGAGATATTTGACTACCTCGAAAGTATTAGCGGGACGAGGATTTGGAAGCTGGTCTGGATTGCAGGTGATCCGCACAGAGAAGACGTAGAGGAGATAATCGACTCCATGCTGGATGACGGGAGTTTCGAGGGTAATTTCCCTGACATCCCCATCGACGCAACCAAACACTGCACCCAGTTTGGTGATCTGGAGCAACTGCTTATGAATCACAATAAGTTTGGGTTCTTGGCTCAGGTGCATTTTCCGCTCATTAGAAACGTTCAATTCGATGATGCAGGGAACCCTAAATATTGGGAAACACGGGCTTTGTGTACGATTCGATACATATATGTCGAGACTATCGAAGAGTTGATCCCCAAAATCAGGGGGCTGTACGACGAACATTTTGAAAACCAAATCAAAAATGAAAAGCACTGACTATCTGCGGGCATTCAAAAACCGCGACCTCAACAGAGAGATCGACTACGCCCAAGCGAAGTGGAAGGAGCATGACCACCATACCTTCGGCGACTTCGCAAAGTGGTTCGAAAATCAGTCGCCGCCGGGATGCAAGCTCACGATTGAGTGTATGTGCGATCCGGAACTGGTTAAGCGTCTCGAAAACATTCCGCTGATATTGATTGATCCCATCTGGCTGGCCGCTACGGGAAAGGCCGGGGTTAATATTGTCACGATGTTTGAGTACCACAGATTCCTCTTCTACAAAGATTTGTACGCCGAAATTGGAGTGTTCGGACCTCCGTCTATCCCGTCATACGAGAGGGCGAGATTCTTGGTCGAAGCGTATGAGAGGTCTTACCTGAACGGAAGCCCTATATCGTTGGCCGCAATGTGCGATTGGCTGGACCGAAGCGCTGACCCGGAAGCAAGGGAGTTGCGCTACTTAATCATACGGGATCGTGTTTGGTACAACGACTACAAGGATGTAGATGTGGATATGATCTCGTCTCGTCGGATAGCTACTTTGAATGGTGTCGGCCCGAGTCGCACCGCCAGATTTGAACACTTTAAAGATGCCTTTTTGGAACATCGAAGCTAATCACGGGTAGCTCAACCGGAACAAACGGGCCAAAAGTAGTATTCGACGACGAGTTCATGTTCGACGGTTTTAATGCCTCCCACAAGGGCGAACTGACGCTTCGAGAACCCATCCCGATGGGCTCCATCGTGACCTTCTACGGGAGCTACTCGTATGCACCTACGGCAGAAGAATATCTCCTGATCCCTTCGACTTGGGTATGGTCACAGACTATCCCTCTGCCGTTCTCGGCCAGCAATGGGACTATAAATATCCAGAATATGAAAGGTATCGTTGACCCATCTACTACCCCGCTTGAATTTTTTCAGCAAATGGCGATTATTCAGGTGACAAGCGATGATGTAGTTGACGGAAAGATCAAGTCATTTACAGCCTACGCTACCGGGGATTATTCCGGAGATATGTGGATAACGGTTGAAAAAGTTATCTTCGAGTGCATCCCCTGATGACAGTAAAAGCCCCTCAGTAAGAGGGGCTTTCTTCTATCTAACCAGTTTGACTCCCTTGATTCGGAACTGAGACACCACGTTGACTCCTCCGGTTTTCAGGTTCCGCCCCGTGATTTGAAGGTTACTACCACTCATTCGGAACTCGAACTGAGCCTCCAACTGCGACGCCGAGTCTCCTGACGTTACCAAGGTGAAGAAACTTTGAGTCAGCGTTTCAGCAGGATTGTACAGCACCGATACGGCGTTGTTAAATCCCATGATATGACCATCAGTACCGCCGCCAAGATAGGCGTAGTAGATTTCCAGTCGGTCTCCGGTGCATCTGGTGTAGTCCGTTAGCGGCAATGAGGCCGTGGTATTGGCCGTAAGTGCCCTATCACCCGTCCAAAGCCACCGACTATCACCTATGATTTGCCAACGGGGATTCAATCCGTCCTTACTGATAGTAGCATAAGCCATTCGTCCGGGTTGTCCTGCGATAGTACCGACTTCATGGAGGACGACCATAACTTGTCGTAAGGCCGAATCCAAGTGATTATCGCCGTATTGAACCATGATATATCCGGCCGTTTCGTAAATGCTTTCAGGGAATGGGCCTTGCTTTGCCTGCTGAGCCCCTTCAATGGGGATCATTGTACCGCTCGGGTAGAGATGGAAATTATACGGGGATGCAAAGAGCGCTGCGGGTGTAAAGTCACTAACGCTGATTGTCTTAGCCACATCTCTATGAGCGCCAGTCCAACCTACTTGGCCTACTGAGTTAACGCACCCCCGATAACGAGTATTGGTATGAACGTTATATACGTCGTAAATTATCGCATCAGAATAGTCGTTATCAAGCTGAGCTGTGCCCACATAAGCACCGCCATTGGAACTCGGACCATAATCCGGATGATCGGCGAATATAGCCACCATGTCACCCGTTTGGTTGAGAATAGCGTAGAGTGTATCATAGTCTCCGAAATCATTGATCTCTACCCGCGACAGAGACAGTGCTGTTCCGGTTGAGCTACCCGTGATTTGTTACAGGGCATTTTACTCCGAAGCGGGGATTCCCGTTTCGGCTATAATATCGTGATCGGAATACCGATAACGAATGATAGTAAAAAGGGACCCAAACGAGTCCCTTTCGCTATCGCATCATGTGGTTGTAGAGCCAGTATTGTCCATCCCATAGAAACAGTGCGGCGTCTCCCAAACCTTCTCCAACGCTTGTTTCTAATGAAGCAGAACCTCTTAATATCCGTGCCCCATTTCCATTCACCTTAACATTGGCCGAATTATTGCGGCGCACGATAACAAAATTGCCCTCGGCTCCTCCCGGCACGACCGCTGGTAATGTTATCGTTATTTCCGATGTATTATAACACGACACATACATCACGCTATGATCTATGGTCGTAGAGGCGCTAATCCTTAGTGTTTTGTAGGCCAAACCTGAAACGTACCCATTCTCGATGCGTATTGCTTCGTTTTGTTGACCTCCTCTTACATCTATAAGAAGCCCGATGTTATATCCAAACATATTGTCATCCCTCCAACTCTCAAATCGAGCCATGCAGGTTGCACCCGTCGTTGCGGAGAACACGTTGGTTCCCATGAAAACGTTTACATCTACGATAGGGTTGGATGATTTTTCCGAGAACTTGATAAACGAATCATACAACGACATCCCGTTGGTGGGATTAGGGTCATTTAGATCGGATATACTTCCTATACGCCCACTCCCTATTTGGAATCCGCCTATCGAGCCGCTTTCGGCTACTATTTCTCCTTTAATTTCAGCCTCACTGGATATTAACTTGCCTCCCTCCAGAATCTTCGTCGGCGCATCGTACCGCTCCGAGAACGGCTTTCCAGCCCAGAACCGAATCTGACCCTCGCTGGCCGCCACACCAGAGGGCACGGCGGCATCATCCGCCGTCATGCCGACCAGTACGCTCTCAACCTTGGTCTCCGATCCCACACCGATGTACCCCTGAGCGATGAAGCTGCCTTGGAAATATGCCTCCTCTGCCGCGGCCCGGATCACGTCTCCAACGAAGGATAGCTCGTTCTTGCCGTCGGCGAGAGACTCGTACTTGAGGTACTTGGTGCGGTCCCGGTTGCCGACGTAGAGGTTGCCGAAGACCTCGGCCCACGTCTTGCCTTCGATCCGGCCGAGGTTGATGCTGTCCTTGGCTGTAAGGTTGTAGCCAGTGATGTCATCGAGCCATGTCATCAGAGCACCGCCTTCTCGGGAAACATCTATGACTATGGCCGACTGCCGCGATGTATCGGTCGGATTTCCGAGTTGAACCACATTGTCTCCGGCATGCGGCTCGTCGCTATTGGTGGCCGCGTCGGTCTTAGAAAGGTCGATATAGTTGATACCTATGCCGACAACCTTGCGCCAGTAGAAGACGTTCTCCAGCGTCGATTCGTCGATGTCACCGATCATCTGGGAATAGGCTTGGTCGCCGACAGCGAACTCATTCGTCTGCTTTCCGTCGGTCTGCTCCAGATAGCATCGCCATGCCTCTCCGATGTCCTCAACTTCCGAAATAGTTCCGGAGGCACTGGTCAACACCTGCTTGCCGCCTATCGCTGTTATCTGATTGATAACGATTTCGTTCACGTTCATCTTGCGACGAACGAAGAGGTGATCTACCTCGAATACAGAGCTACCGTCCGGGTCCTTGTACATCCCCCACCCAGATCCCCCGAAGCCTCCTTGCCGGAAGTTGTCGCTCATGGTCGTGTCGGCGAATGTAACCTCGGCCGTAAAGTGCGTCGGAGAGTACGAGCGGGCCGCAATTCCATCCTTGCGCAGAAACAGCGTTTCGAACGTTTTGGCGGCCTCAGTAACGATTTGGGAGGATGACATGATGTTGGAGCTAAGGCGCCGAATTTCGCCTTGTATGGCCGACGTAGAGGTCTTACTCGCTACCATCTCCTCCGACACCGTGATAGTCCATTCGGGGAGGAGTTTGCCCTCCTTATAGGCAATGGTCAGGTTATTGATATACAGCACCAGATCGGTCTCGCCGATAAGTTGGTTGTTGTGTAATCGTATCTTCGTTCCCGGCCGGAGCTTCTCGCGCTCTTCAAAACTTTCGCAGAATATCGCGCTCGGCTTGGCGGAGAAGGTTGGATTCTCGTCATCGACGCGATCCAGTTCCACTTCGAGGTAGTCCTGCAACTTATTCTCGGCCCACAACACATACTGATGGGGCATTTCGATGTTGATAAGGAAGAAGTGGTCTCCCGGCTTAGCGTTCTGCTTTGTGTTGGGGAGCATGAGGCCGGAGGCGCGAAGCTCGGCGTCCGATTTGATAAGCGACAGCCGATACTTGGATTTAACCGTAATAGTATTCCCCTCCTCGTCCACCGTTTCGATCTGCTTGGAGTCGTCCTCCCAGATACACCAGTAGTCGCCAGTTTCAGGGTCTTTGGCCTCTGGGTTGCCGAGCGTCGGGTCTTTGGCGATAACAAATTCGTAGTCCTCTCCGGCCAGCAACCCGTCGGAGAACATGACTGTAGCCTCGCGCTGACCGATCTTCGGCCACCACACGTCTACGATAGAGCCAGTCTCGCCCCAAATATCCTTAATCCAGATGTCGAATACTTGACGGTATGGGCCAATTCCCTCAGCCGGAGCTACACTGAACCTCCCGGTGGTAACAGCCATGTAATAGTGCTGATTGCTTCCGGGATTCTTGGTGCATTTAAACGATACGGCAGTTCGAACGTGGTATTTACCCATAGGCAACTGTACTTCGAACTTGCTTTTGCCTTCATTCTGCACTTCTCCTCTTGCGTCAGTATACTCCATGTCAGTCAGCGCATTCAGCGCTTTTGTGAATACAACCTGACCGGATTCAGAGAGGACGTACACATTGAGTTCGGCATAGTCCAAGTGATCGCTGTCGAACCATTTGGTATATCGTTCGACACCTCGGGGTATAGTGCTCGTCTCTTTTCCGTATATGCTGAATGTAAGGGTAGGAAGCGTTGCCTTAACTTCCATCTCTTCACTGGTTACGGACTGGGTGAATAGCTTGTCATACACTACTGGGCCCCGCCGCGTGTCCATTCCCGGAAAATCAACTTTTATTTCCGTAGATTTATAGGCAAATTCGCCTTCTTCTTCGGCTTCCGCGTAGTTATCATTCGTCACCTCCTCGACCGCAATCACCTCGTCGGCCCGGCCAAGTGTGCCAAGCCATACATTCTGGATCGAAGGGTAAATCTCCTCGTTGTCTTCGAGCACCCCGACCCGAACGCCCCACTTCTCCTGCATCGGAGAGTCGGCATAGTCGGACGGGTACATCTGTCGCCCGGCCTTCATGTCGGAGTAGCCGAGCATGTAGTACGGGTTGTTGCCTTCGGCCGGGTCCTTTCCGGCCGTAGCGTCATTCCAGCCTCGAACGTAGTCGCGGTACGACTTCGGCATGAGGTTGGAGTAGTAGGAGAGCTCGGTGATCGCGTTCGCGTCGGGGTCTCCGACGAAGGCTCCGGCCGCACCCTTAAAGTAGCGGTAGGGTAGATTGCGGGTCGAGCCGCGACCGATTAGCCGGGTGTAGATGTCCGTCTGGTCATTCACGCGCTGGATCGAAACCAGTCCGGTTCCGTCTGCGTTCGCTTCGTCCATAGGTACGTCGCCATAGTCGAAGATGTGCTCGATTTCCGGCGCCGGGAAGCCGATCTTAATGCTGATCTGGCCGTTGTCTTCTTCGATGCTCCATCGGACGCTGTATAGCTCGTATAGCTGGGTCAGAACGTCCCATATCGTCGTCTTGTCAACGCTTACGGTAGCCCGGAACGGATTTATCTCCATATCCGGGTTTAAAACAACCTTCCATCGAGCTCCGTAGTAGTAAGTAAGGTTATCGCTCAGCCGACCGACAAACTCCGTCAAATCGGCTAAAAATGCGAATTTCATTCCAATGGTCTGGAGCGTACCGTCGGTGAGCTTGATTATGTTCGAGAACGGGTAGAACTTGAGGTCCTCCCGCTCCGAAACGAAGGTGAGCGTGTACTTGTACCGAAGCGACTTGAGGTCCTTGATACCCGGCGGCGCATAGCTCTTGAGGTGGTATGTCTCGCCGTTGTATTGTACGGTCCAGTTCAGGTTGAACCCCGGCTCCTCCTCGGGACCGAAGTAGACATCCATCGTGATGACCGACTCCCCCATGTCAACTTCGTTGACAGTGAAGTTGGTTATCTCGATCTCATTCGCCAAAAGATTAAAGGTGATGGCCTTGTTGTTGTAGAGCATCACCTTGTTATCGTAGACGAGCAGGGCGGGTACCAGCGACTTGATTACCATGCTATATGATTATTTTAGGGTTTCCTTTCGCCGCCAGATCATACCCGCCGACCGAAGCATCCAGCGGCGGGAGGATGCCATTCGCTTCGGGAAGCTGGGGCGCCGAGTCGAGCCACTGGACAACGGAACCTTCTGCGGTAGGTATTAGGTTTTTGGGGAGGTACTCGGCGATGCAGCCGAGCGTTCGTAACGACACAGGTTGAATTTCGACCCATGAATTTGCATCGGCATTTGGTACAGTTACACTAAAACCAGAGATATTAGTTCTTGTTGTGCGATATACAATCGTGGCGTCAGCCGCATCCTCCATATTGATAGGAAGACTACTATTGTCTGCCAGAACGCGTACGGGAGCATTACTACGATACTTGAATTTAGCTTCAACAACACATCCGACCGGATGCCCCATGAATTGATAGCTGTATACCGACAATAAACCTGACGATCCCCAAATTATATGTGCGTATCGACCCGTGAAACCATTAGCATTATCCTCTAAATAAGAGGTAACACCGGACCCTTCATTATTAGGATAGAACCTGATATTTCTAATGTTAGATTCAGAGGCTTCCCAACGATATTTATCGGCTAACGGTACCACATACCCTGCAGGATTGCCGTCGTTGTAGAAGGTCACTACTTCTTCCGCGGAAAGGGCGTAGTTGTAGTGGCGGCAAAATACGAGCGAGCCTTGGGGGATATATGTATTGCTGCCGGTCCTGAATAAATCCGTGATCTTGTATCCCGTAACCGGGAAACGTGCGACTTCTGTCCCATTTAGATAGCATATCGCCGTAGTACCGTCATAGGCAACATCAACAAGATAATTATTCCCCGGAACAACGACAGTCGATTTGTAAGCGCCCCCGCAATAGAAGCGAATTGCCGAAGATATAACAGAGATTTCCATCATGGACGAGCCGAATCCTGCTATAACCTGCATTTTGTCGCTGGGAACGTATGTGAAAAAACACTCAAGAGTTCGCGGACCGTCGAACAATAGCCCGGCATCCGTCGATCCAAGATACCCTTTCGTGCAATTCACTCCCTTCGCCATGCGACGCAACATTTCCTCCTTTGGTTCAGGAAGGATAACGCCGTCGAAATAGTTATTTTTGCCGTATTTAGCCATTGTCTTGGTAGTTAAAATTGCACTTGTTGGGCTCGGCTACATAGAGCGTCAATTCGAAGATGAACGCGCCCTGCATGACCTGCACGATGGTCTCGGAGCCCGGCATTTTGGTCGGGTAGCCCACGATCTTCACGCCTTTGTAAAGATTATATATCGTGACCGGGAGAGCCTTCTTTACGTCGCCGTTATTGGTGGGCTCGAAAAAGGAGTTCCATAGCGAGCGGATAGCGCTGTTCATCGTTTCGAGTTCGCCGAAGTAGAGCAGTTTTACGGTGTACTCGAAAGCCTTGTCTACCGTGTATGGGTAAATCTTCACACCGTCTCGCTCCGGATAGTCCTCCTCTTCGTAGGAGCGTTTCTCGGGCGCAAGAATATCAGGGGATTCCATCAGGTGAAATCCCATCGTCTGCATATCTCGAACCTCTCCGTCAGCTACTTGGTAGCGGAGGCGGCAATCCCTTGTGGCTTCCATTTCTTGCGCTTGATTCGTATGTTGCCTTTGAATACCGGGACGCGGTGTCCCCACTGGTAAACGGTTACGGGCTTTACGGACTTGTTGTTGATCCTCACCGGGGAGTCGTCGAAGATGTCGAGGATCAGTATTGCGTTCGGTGCTACCTCGAATTTAAGGTTGCTCCCGTATGCAACATAGGCATGCACCACGGCCCACTCCTTAACCCGAACCGTCCCTTCGCAAAGCCAAAAAACATCGACTCCTTGAACGGCTTCGGTATCTACCGTCTGCTGGACGAAGATACCAGCCGCATTCAAGTCTTTCTTATCCCAGCACGCGCGAATCAACTCAACCGAAGGAAACCCGGAAAAAGTGCACTCCTGAATCATGGTTTTGAAGTGATCGAAGAGCGCAGGGGTATCTTCCGTGAGCATCTGCTTGAAATGATCCTCACATATCCCGGCCGCATGAGCCTCCCGCGTCAGTGCTTTGATGATGTCCATAACCGCTCCAAATATACGCAAAAAAAAAGCGTAAACCAAATCACGGGTAGCTCGGGTGAAATCTTTCCCGGCTGGAAACGGATTGTAAGTTCGTGGAGTAGTGCCGTAGGACCATCCGGAACGAGTGGGGTTATTCGTTTCAATCAGGAAATACCCATCACCTCGAAAATGCTTATCGAAGCAACTATCCAGTCCTCTCCCGCTACAACGGCTACAATTAAGTTCCCGGTGCCTCTTACTATCGCGGGCATCAATGGAACCGGACAAGGAATATTGTTTGAGATTTGCTCGAAGTATCTGGGCATTAACAGCACTCCGGGCAGTATCAAACTTATCTGTTCGTCGGTTATCACCGGAGCCAACGGGGTACAAGGCATGAACGTTGTTGTACAATCGAACAACTTATCAGACGCATCGGATATTATCCAAATAAAAGGGATATATTTCAAGGCTAATTAATAGAAGAGCCCCTCATTTCGAGGGGCTTTTACTTACAGCGATTTAGATAGCCTGTATATACCTACGACATGGAAAGCCTCAACGACTGTGTCAACATCTCCTGTCGCTTCCATAACGAGCATGTTTCCCGAAGCCGACAACATCAGATTAAAGCCAACTAACCCCGTAACGCCTCCTTGGGTATTGTAATTAAGCGCTTCTACGGTTAGGTCTTCATAGCCTCTGGTGCTGACCCAAATTATGCTCCGTCCTTGTTTGCTTCCGATCATGGTATGATCGCTCGATATAAAGTTATAAACAATCATAAGGCGGTCGCCGTCGCTTACCACTCCGCCGAGATTGAATATTTCGGGTACTGCATTAACTAACGCAATATCGCCACTGAAAAGTTGCTCGACTCCTGCTCCACCGCCTAATTCTGTCCATTGAGCAGTAGTTCCGTTCGTCGAGCCAGAGAAAGTACGGCTACCATCAGCCGTTTGGAGTAGATAGGTGTACGAATTTTTCAAAGTGTTCTTGATACAATGCCCGTAAAAGGCCGTACCAGTAACGCCCGAAGGTAGTCCAGGGGCGTTGGCTAAAGCATATACGATCAAGCCTTGACCTGCGCTCAAGTTTCGTATGGCTACATTCGTTGGGGCTACGAGGTTAGTCACCATCACGCTTTGCGCCGCTTGACCTAGCATGGCGAGGCTTACTGCCATCATATCCACGGCCCCGGTTTTTGCGTCAACAGCGATGCGTTGCAGTGCACCGCCTAACGTTGCGCCAGTATCTACCGAAGGACAGACGAAGACATATTGATCAGCTTTATCGATGTCTTGAGATCGGATAAAGTCTAACTGAGTGTAGTTTGCCTGATCGGGGGTACTGAATATCAAACGGAAGATATCGGCAACCTTGACGAATTTCAAATCGGCAGTGGGCACGCCTTCACTTTCGCCGTATGCGAATTCGTACA